GGGTAAAATGGGTAACTGATGTCGAAACATTACGGGCTTGTTATAATAACGCTATATGGAACGCAAACCCTAATTTTACTTGTGCGAAATGGTGTCCTGTAACTAGCTGTGTACACAATGGAAAGACTTAGATATGCCATATGTAAATAAAAAACGGCCTTATAAGAAAGAGTACCAACAACAAAAGAAACGCAAGAAAGAGAAAGAGCGTAGGAAACTTCGTCAACGTGCTAGGCGACGTTTTGATAAAGAGAATGGTAAAGAAGCACGAAAGGGCAAGGACTTACACCATAAGAAACCCCTATCAAAAGGCGGTGGTAATTCTAAATCGAATGTAAGGCTTGTATCTAGTAAGTCAAATAGGAAGTATGCCCGGAGGAAAGACCACAAACCCAAATAACTATCTAGGAGGATAGATGGACATAGTAGATAACAAGGCGCTCTTATTGCGAGTGCGTAACCCCAACCCTATATTAAACTCTATAGTTAAATCTAAGCTTATGAAAGAAGCTAATGGTTCTGGGTTAGGTGAAGTATTAGTGTATTGGGGGTTAAAGGAAGCTCAAACATTAACAAAAATAGGGATTAAAGATGTACCTTCCCCTATCAAAACCAAATATGAATGGCATGGTAGATTCAAGCCGTTTGAACATCAAAAAACTACCTCATCCTTTCTGACATTACGTCCAAGAGCTTGCTGCTTTAATGAACAAGGCACAGGTAAAACAGCCAGCGTTATATGGGCGGCTGATTATTTAATAAATATAAAGGAGATCAAACGGGTTTTAGTTATATGTCCTTTATCTATTATGCAGTCGGCTTGGCTACAGGATATATTTTCATGTGCTATGCATCGCCACGCTGCGATCTGTCACGGTAGTAGAAGTAAACGTAAAGAGGTTATTGAGGGCGATGCTGAGTTTGTGATAATAAATTATGACGGTGTGGACATAATGCGAGAGGAACTTGGTAGAGGGGGGTTTGATCTTATAGTAGTAGATGAAGCCAACGCTTACAAGAATGTATCTACACGGAGATGGAAAGCTTTAAATAAACTAATTAAAAATGATACTTGGTTATGGATGTTGACAGGTACACCTGCAGCACAAAGCCCTGTTGATGCCTATGGATTGGCTAAATTAGTGAACCCTACAAACGTACCTAAATTTGCAGGGAGGTGGAAGGATTTAGTTATGAGGCGTGTAAGCCAATTTACCTATGTGCCTAAACATGAAGCTAAGAGAATAGTACACAGAGCCCTTCAACCTGCTATTCGTTTCACTAAAAAAGAGTGTCTGGATCTGCCAGATATTACCTATATGACTAGGGAGGTCGAATTAACCCCCCAACAGAATAAATACTATAAATTAATGAAGGAACGATTAAGTATTAATGCCGCAGGGGAAGAAATAACTATGGTTAATGCCGCTGCTGCTATGAATAAACTACTTCAGTTGTCGGGGGGCGCCGTCTATTCAGATACAGGAGAGATCATTACGTTTGACGCTGCTCCTAGAATGAAAGTATTAGAAGAGCTAATACAAGAAACATCCAACAAACTATTGTTATTTGTACCTTATCGACACGAAATACTCATAATAAATGAAGCTCTACAAAAAGCTGGACATACATGTGACGTAATTAATGGGGCTGTAAGTGCTTCAAAGAGGACAGACATATTTAAAAAGTTTCAAGAAAAAGACGACCCTCGTATCCTAATAATACAACCACAAGCAGCTTCTCATGGCGTGACCCTGCATAGAGCGGATACAGTTGTATACTGGAGCCCAGTGTTGTCAGTAGAAACGTACCTGCAATGTAACGCCAGAGCACATAGGGCAGGGCAAAAAAATCCCGTAACAGTAGTCCACCTACAGGGTAGTGAAGTAGAAAGGAGAGTGTATAAGATGTTACAGAATAAAGTAGATGTACACTCAAACATTGTCAATTTATATAAAGATGTGCTATAATGAAATATGAAACACTAATTAACTGATGTTTAACCTATTTTTTGGAGGATATAATATGCAGGAGGCTATTATGACTGAACCAACAGACGATTTAGCACCAAAATTAGTCAGTACTTTCATTAAAATCCGTAGTAAACGGGAGGAATTGTCTAAGGAATACGAAGGTAAAGACCAAGAGCTAAAAGAACAGCAAGATTTGATAAAGCGAGAAATGTTAGAGTTATGTAAATATATAGGCGCAGATAGTATACGCACCCCGGCTGGTACAATAACTAGGACAGTCAAGAAGAGGTACTTTACTTCGGATTGGGAATCGTTATATGAGTTTATTAAAGAGCATGATTGCCCAGATATTTTAGAGAAGCGTATCCATCAGGGGAATCTAATTAAACTAACGGAAGATGATCCAAATTTACTACCTAAAGGGGTAAGTTTAAATAGTGAGTATGCTGTAACTATAAGGAGGAGTAGGTGATGGAAATAAGTGAGGTTAGTAGTAAAGGAAAATTGGCTACCGTAAAGGAAACGGCTGAATATCTTAATGTTAGCATTAATACTATACGTAACTACATTAAGAAAGATGTTATACCGTATATGACTGTAGGAGGTAGTTATAGGTTTGATTTAGAACAAGTTAGAGATTATATAAGCGATCAAGATAGGTTCGCTAGGTCAAACAAACCAACTAAAGAGGAGGAGTAAATGAGTGCAACAGGAGAATATTTTATGGAATTAGAGGAGAAGTATATGAATAAGGAAGATGCATTTAGAGATTATGAAGACGATTTTTCTAAGCGATTTGACTCACCATTACAGGACTTTGTGCTAGAACTTAGGGAACGGGAGAGGTTAGAAGCAATGGAAAGAGATCCAGAGGATAGGGTACAAGATGTAGCCCCTGTACAGTTGGAATTAGATTTTAATGTAGATGTCAATAAACGGGAGGTTTGATATGGCAGATGATATACAGATATTTAAAGGCGGTTTACCATCATTTATTACCGATGGTGGGTTGGATGAAGCTACTAAGGCGATCATGGGTGAAGGTGGAGCCCGACGAATATCTATACGTGGTGGGGTTTTTCGTCAGATAGTAGGTGGAGAAGAGACCGCTAAGAGCGAGGATCGTACTCAGGAGTGGATGGTAGTAAACGCTGCACCGAGTATTCACAGAACATGGTTTGCAGGTGCGTATCAAGAGGGTCAGACAGTAGCCCCTTCTTGCTGGAGTAGCAATAATAAAACCCCAGACGCTGCTGTACCTAGCCCACCAAGTTCATCTTGTCAAGACTGTCGTAACAATATAAAAGGATCTGGGCAGGGAGAATCTAAGGCATGTAGATTTAGTCGTAGACTTGCAGTACTTCCTGTAGGAGATACAACAAATAAGGTGTATCAAGTAGTCCTTCCATCCACTAGCATATTTGATAAGGGTGAGCATAACAAATGGGGTTTTGATGCTTACGTGAGGTTTTTAGGTAATAATGGGGTAGGTATAACACATGTAGTAACTGAAGCTAAATTTGATACCGATAGCCCTACACCAAAACTTGTATTTAAACCTATACGACCTGTTACTGAGGATGAGTATGCAAATATAGTTATGCATAGCAAATCTCAAGAAACAGCTAGGGCAATAGAGTTATATGTATCAACGCCTAAAGAAGAATCAAATGTTGTAGAGTTTAAAAAACCAGATTCGGAACCTAAGAAACGGTCATCTAAGAAGGATAAGAAAGACCCTCCTAAATCGGCTACCGATGTAGTAGCTGATTGGGAAGATGATGACGAATAAGTAATTTTCCTTTACAGCACTCTCTCTTTTAAAATACTTTTAGAGGGGGTGCTGTCTTTTCTACATGGAGGCGATATGAATTCTGGAACAGAATTAGAGGCGGTATGCGCTAAATTAAGACTAAGCGTGAAAGACATGGCATTTCTGTTGGGGGTATCTAGGACTACTATGTATTCATGGTTTTCTGGGATCGAACCTAAAGGGGATCATTTACGTAAAGTCCGTACTATATTAGAACTAGCAACCAGAGCATTATCACATAACAGGGGGTGATATGGATAAAAACATGTCCCCTAAAGAGTTTTTGCAATTTATATGGCCCGATATATCCAAAGGGGGCGCATATTGCATAGCCGCTATAGAACCTAAACCTACAGCCGAGCAGGATAATAGAAAGGCAAAGGTAAAACATTATTTCTATACAGCTATAGAGGAGGCAGTTTCTAAAGCAGAAGCAATAAAAACAAAAGATAAATGGAACGCTTATTATGCGGTAGGAAGTTTTAAAGAAGGTACTAAGCGAAGACTTGCTGATCAATCTCAGGATATGAAATGTTTGTTTTTGGATTTAGATGTAGGTAAGGGTAAGGATTCCTATGATTCACAACAGAAGGCTTTAGTAGGGTTACGGGATTTTTGTCGTGACGTTAAGATGCCTAAACCTACTGTTCTTAG